GGAATTGAACATCGGGTCACACGGCCCATGTGTTTCAAGAAACCGCCTCCTGATCTGTACCAGTACGCAGAGGAGTTCCGCCGGAAACTTGTCCCCATACCCGGCGTCGGACAACCGTGCGACTACGATTACGTGTTGGAGAAACAGACTCGCCCGCTGCAGCGCGCGCGAAACGAGCAAGCAAAACATCGATTAGGCACCTATCCGAAAAATCGGAAGGAGACTTTCATCAAGTCTGAAGCCTATGCTAAAGTAGCACCACCTCGTGTCATTACCACCATGACACCGGAGACCAATATCGAGTTTGCTCGCTACGTTTATCCGTTTAAAGAACAAGTTTTACAGAAGTTAGACTGGTATGGGCCTGGCAAGACCCCCACTGAGACCGTCAATCGACTGCGGTTCGTACATCGGGACGGCTCAATCCTCACGGATATGAGCTTTTTCGATGCCAGTAAAAGTGAGTTTTGTTCAACTAACTCACGCAAAACCCGGTCGTTATGGTACGCGCCAACAGAGCGTGCCAACATCAAACACCTGTACAACGTCAACTTCTCACGGAAAGCGCGCGATGCATACGGGCGGCCCTACGACGCGGGACCCGGTATGTCGAGTGGTAGCATGATTACTACCTGCGACAACACACACGATAACGGTCTTATGAACTATTCGGCACTCCGCCGACTTGGTCAGACCGAAGATGAGGCTTGGAGCAACTTGGGGCTCTATGCAGGAGACGACGGTGTGACACCATACTTTCCAGGATTACCTGAGGCCATTCAAAGCGTCTGCGATGATTTGGGCTGGGTTATCAAAATGGAAGTTGCCAAACCACACGAACCGATCAACTATCTCGGTCGCGTCTTCCCCTCAATCGTTACGCACGACGACAGTTATCAAATGCTGAAACGAACGCTAGGGAAAATCCATCTCTCTGGCAATGTCGGTATTAGTCGAGAACAAGCCGCCTACAACAAGGCGGCCGGTTATCTCACAACTGATGCCAACACTCCGTTAATCAGTGCCTGGTGCTTGGCAGTCCAACGCATCACCGGGTTGACTACTGTTCGTCGTGAAACGAACGAGGAAGCATGGAAACGCGAGAACCTGCCCTGGCCCCAACCTAACCCTGAGTTCCTTTTCGAAAGTGTCGCTAAGGAGCTTGGGATGACTGCTGCAGAATTGGCCGAAAGACACAACGCCATTCTGTCCGCCGACTCATTAGATAAGATGCCATGCGTGCTGAACACCCCACGCGTGGTCGTCGTCGACTCCATCGTTGGCGACGTTGTCGTGCGACCAAGCCCAGTCATCGAATGTGTTGAAGCAACTAGCAAATCATGTCCCGAAAGTCCTCCCGCCGCATCACCACCACTTGCACCACCTCACACGTCCGGACCGGCTGCCCCACCATCAGCCCCGACTGTGAGGACTGGCAAAGGGCCCACATCGGCTCGCTCTTCGCCATCCTCCGCGCCATCGAAAACCGGAAAAAGCAAAACAAGCCCCATCCGCCCACCGAAAACAATGAGCTCATCGTCACCATTGGGCTCACCTGCGCCAGGATCCGCGAAAGCCTCCTCAACCCCTCCGCCCCTCTCCTTACCCCAAGCGAATACGCCTACGACGTCCAGTCACGCAACCTTGGGGATGGAATCATCCGCGCCCAGCAGCTCTTCAAGTCCCAACAAGAAGAGTCAGACACGGAAGCTCCAAAGGAAAAGGGCCCAGGCGAGGAAGGCGGCAACACCGCCAGCGTCACCACCGATGATGGCCTCACCATCACCTTCCGCGGCTTGTCAGCCACCGGACTCAGCGACGGAGAATCGACCTCCATCGTCTACGTCTGCGACGGCACTCCCAACAACGATCGACCAGCCGATCACCGTTGTGACAACTGCACAGGTACACGCGACTTCCAACTAACCACTCCAGCATCTGAGGAATCCGTCTAGTGTGACGGGTTAACTCACGCCAATCCGAGCTCTACGCCCCAGCTACGAG